AGTGCTAATGCAACACCAGCCCAGCCAAAATAATAGGTAAGGAAAATCCCCACCTTGAACGAAGCATGGATGTCAAGTGGCCCTAGCCAGTCGATCACCCATAAAGTCAGTGCAAATCCCCATACTCCGATGAAGACTGCAAGCAATCGACGGATAACCATTCCACACCTATTTGAAGTTGCTTGAGACCGAATTCTTCTCGAAGCAATAAGCCGAAGTCTTGACATTCTTGAGGGCCTCGTCGGTCGCCATAATGTCGATGAGATGGTTCTTCACAGAGTCACACTCTTCCATCGAAGAGAATTGGTACTCCGTGGTATGCACATTGCCCTTGTTGTAAACATCATGGCTTACAAACATCAGGATCATAACATAGATCATAGCTATTCGCCTCATACAAGCTCACTGAGAGCGTTTAGTTACTTTTTGGTGGGATAGTACTCCAGAACCTCAATCGTGAGCCCTTGGTCCTCTACATGGGTTTTGAGAACACGAGAGACTTTGGTATAGTTTCTCTCATCGTAAAAGGACCACTTGGAAATTGGTCTTGAGTACAAATGCCCATCATAGAGATAGACAATACACTCTTCACGAGTCACCTTTGGAGCAGGCGGAACTTCCATCCAATCGGACGACCAACGTGCTACACATGCATCAGATCGGCCTGAGTCCTGCACAAATGATAGGAACGCCACCTCATTCACCACATTCTCACAGAACATGATGGTCTTGCCGTCGATCAGACGATACGATTTTCCCTGAGTGAACATGATTGCACCTCAGCCTTTCACAAATGCATCTTTTTGAAGGACGATCCAGCCGGACCCTTCGACTTCAAGACGTGTGGCCTTGACGGCAGCACTGATCGAATCAGCATAGCGATCCATTGTGTAGATCAGTTCACCCTTGTGACCAGCGACGGGACGAACGATTGCGAGGCTAAACTTTTCCATGACTATATTCCTTCTGCTTTGCCAATAGACACCATTGTCCATAAGCCCATACAACAGTATGTTAGAGTACAGGGTCGGGATCGAACCGACTATCAATAGACAGAGCCTTACCTTGCTGCGCAGCATCCTAGGCACCTGTACTCATGCATAACGTTCACAATACGCAAAGATGATAGGAATAGACCTACGGTCTCTGCGTATTATACTCGTTATCTTACTTCGATAGCTTCGCCTGTAATATAGGACTTCATACGTTCAGCCTCCACCAATGTCAGGTGTTTAGCCTTAGTGATATCCTTGGTCCAAGTTGAGCCACCATGACCAGCCCAACCAATACCAGAGCCAGCATAGTACAGTCCTGTGAAATCCTTATAGACGTACTTCACTTGGCCGGGACCAAGGCTTCAAGCTGAGCCAGCACTGCCGTGTTGATCTTGTCGGCTGCCAGCTTTTCGGCGTCAGTTTCAGCCAGATGCTTGCGGGCCTTGTGTACCAATTTCTCGATTTCCTTGAGGATATCCATCGGCTTGTATTCGGCTTCAGGTGCCAGTTCCCAGAAAGGATTGGCTGTTGCCACTTCCAATTCGAACGTGAAGTCCTTTGCCTTGCGGAAGGCTTTCTTGTCGGCATTCCACTGGCAGCCACCGTACATCAGGAACCAGTCACGCAATGGGTTCTTGCGGATCGACTTCCCGAGTGCATTGACCAGAGTGTCAGCGATTGTCACGTCCCCATGGGCAGCGATATGCTGAGCGATAACCAAAGCATGTTCATGGATATGCTGTTGCAGCTTGATCGATGCCGTACCCAAACGAACGGAATGGGCATTGATCTGCTTGACGGAAGGAAGTGCCGTTGTATTTGCAATTACCAGAGTAGTCATGATAGGAAACTCCTAGCTTTCACTAACCTCGCAAGGTATAGCTTTCACAGTGCCAATTGCACCAATATAGAGGGCAATTAAGTGCCACTGCCCTCCATAGAATTACAATTGTTATTTTAAATACGGTTTTGTTACACACTACAAAGAACGCTTCAAGCTAGTACTCGGCACCCGATTGCACAAGCTATCCACAGATCAATACGATAGTGTCTTTTGTCCGTTATGTTTATCCCCTATGCCCTCTGTTTCAGAGGCAACACGTGAATACTTTTAAGTATCCTACGCGGGGATAGTGGCCAGATATTGAACGAGGATGACTTTGATTAAGCCACCACTACCCCTCACGCTTTGTCATGCGCTACGAATAGTTTCCACTCGTCCTCACCTGAGTTTCTCACAGTCGATTGACCATTCACTCAAGTCCCTTCAATGATGATGATTTGCACCATAACCTAGCTTCAACACAGCGTCCACCTTGAATAGGAACTCATGTAACAATGTTACATCGCCTAAGTCTTAGCTTTCCACCTAAGGGGCTTTCTCTAACCTTGCGGTTTGAGTAGCGACATCCTTTTGTCTCACACTAGGCACCATATCCAGTTGCCTATTAGTTCTGCCAATGTCCTCGATCAAGAGGCTAGACTAGGTTACCCTAGTGGCTAATCGGAGGAGGATTTAAGAGGTTCAACCGGCCCTCATCTGCTTACAATCTCTTTATCTCACATCGAATTGGATAAGTGAAGTAACATAATGTTTCAATATTGTAACAATCCGTGATCGTCTCGGCACCATCTCGGGAAGAATGATAGGACCATCGGCCCCACCATAGGGACAGAAAGCGCACGCGCATTGCACAAACAACAATCAATGTCAATAGGTCAAGATCACATGTTGTATCACAGTGTAACAAAGAGTGATTGAGTTGGAATGATATGTCTTGACTAGGTGCAATTGAGGAATCTCATCTCATAACAATAGGTCACAGTAGAAGATTATTCTCTGTTGTATTAATGTCACATGCCTCTGGTTGACACAAGGAAGCCCCTAGAATGAGTGACAGAAGAAGAATGAAGGATGCACCACGGGACTTGTGGCGTCTCTCAGTGACCTTCTATGAGGGGATGTGATAGGACATGATTTGTTGTGTATCAGTGGTATACCAATAGCATTACAGTAGCATGCCAATGGCATTGGAGTTGCAGGGTAATAGTTATATTCTGTAATGATACTAATGTATTACGTGTCGAGTGCATGTGTTCATCTGCCTTACATGTTGAGTGACACGAATTACAGTTGCATCTAATGTACCTATGGTACTATGATACCTCAACATAACAGTGATGATCTATAACTATCTTCTCGTACTACAGTATGTATTACATTGGTATACCAATAGTATTGCCCCGCCATGCCAAGGGTTTTTCAATTGCATGCAATTGGTACATAATCGAAGGGGGTAGCAGGGGGTGACCCCCGGGGTAGGGGTAGATTGTATCACACCCTGAAACTTTCTCGAAAAAATTATGTAACAATTTCAGTACCCATGTAAAATAGTTTGTCTAAGGGGGTTGACTTTTGTTCAAAAATATGTTAGACATAGTTATAGAGTAAACGATAAGTTTTACTATAAGCTTTTCTTTAAGTTTTCTCTATACAATAGTTTAACTTTTAGTATTACTTAAGTATCTAAAAGTTTACTTTTGGTTTATCTAGTGCAACTAGTGTATCAAGAGAATTACTATAGTAATACAGTATGTATACGTATGTAAAGCCCGGAGATCCCAATGGCATTTGTACCTAACCGACTTAAGTTTAAGAATGCTTCCGGTGCCCATATCGTGAAGCCCATGTTCCTAGAGCTGGATGACACTGACCTTCGTTACGCTCAGTACACCCTCAAGGACTATGACCACACATTCCACAATGGTATCGTCTACCCAAGTCTCCGTCGTCTGTATGTCGAGATGGGTGATCCTACCGAATATGAGTTTGCAACAACCTACCTAGATTCATGGGTACACTGGAAGAAACTATCCGAAGCATCATTCTTCCAAGAGTATCTTCCTGCATGGCGAGAGGAACTCGAAGTCAAACTCAGAGCTACCGCATTGCACCGGATCAAAGTCAGAGCATCTTCTGATGAGAAGGATTCATTTGCTGCAGATAAGATTCTTCTGTCAGGCGGGTGGAAACGACCTGAATCAAAGACGAGCGCAGCAAGTCGGGTGGGCCGCCCAACCAAGGAGAAGATTCTTCTGGAGGCTGAGCGAATGTTTCGAGATAACACAGACTCTGATGTAGACTTTGAACGAATTATGGGGAAGCCCAACTAATGGCAAACTTGTACGCACCTGATGCTTCTATTCGTGTTACTGTAGTTGGTCAGGATTCTTCTGTCTCTGCAAACGATCAGTACTCTCGCAGTGCTGCTGTAGGGGCCAGTCCCGGCAACGCAGTCCTCATCAATGCTACAACAGCAGGTACAGTTAATCTTACCCTGTCGGGCGGGGGCAACCTCGTAGTCACTGTTGGTGTAGGCACTACCATCCTTCCTCTGTCTGTTACTGCATTCTCGGTGGGAACTGCCACTGGTGCTACTGCAGTTTCTCTGTTCCACATCTAACCGTTCCGGGAGGTCCCCTTGTTCGCATATGCAACCCCTTCGCTCTCTTCGATCCGCTATGTGAACAATGGTGATCCGTTACCTGTTGCCACCCTGCTCAGTTCCTTTTCTGCAAGTCAAACCTATGTTGGTTGGTATGCAGTGGTATCTGATCTATGGGGTTCTGTGCAAGAGGTCATGCGATGCTCCTATGATGGAAACACCTACTACTGGCGCCCTCAGCGTACAGACTATGCTGTAGCCTCCACACAGACCTCTGGAGCGATGTCTCTGGTACCTCTGGTGTCTGCCCCCATCATTGCACTCCAATCGACTCTACTGGGCAATATGACGGTTACGCCCACTACCACCAATGTCTGGCCCGGTTGCACATTCACTATTCAGGCTCCCTCAGGTCTTGGTATCTTCTCTCTGTCAGTCTCGGGACTTGTAGGAGGACTCGTCGGCACACTCCTTGGTGGGTCTACTCGAACAATCACATACACTGCATCAGGATGGAAATAAATTGACTGTCATCAGTAAGCACCAAATGATTCGGGAAGCTGCTGAGCAATCCCTTGTTACCTTCATCAACCTTGTTCATCCTCAACGAGTCCTAGGTGGTGTCCATCTTGATCTCATTGACTGGTGGTGCCGCCAAGACGCCAAGCATCATCAGTTGACCCTGTTGCCCCGTGACCACGGCAAGTCAGCTATGGTCGCCTACCGGGTAGCTTGGGAGATCACTCGTAACCCCGCAGTACGTGTCCTCTATATCTCTTCTACTGCAAACTTGGCTGAGAAGCAACTCAAGTTCATCAAAGACATCCTCACTTCCAAGATCTACCAAAGGTATTGGCCAGAGATGGTTCATCCTGAGGAAGGTAAGCGTGAGAAGTGGACTAACTCTGAAATCTCTATTGACCATCCTCTCCGCAAGGCTGAGGCTATTCGTGACCCCACTATCTTCATTGGCGGTCTGACTACTGGTCTTACTGGTATGCACTGTGATATCGCTGTACTCGATGACGTCGTTGTCAAGGAGAATGCCTACACAGAAGAAGGTCGTGAGAAGGTCCGTCAGCAGTATTCGCTGTTGGCATCTATCGAAAGTGCAGACTCCTTTGAATGGGTCGTTGGTACTCGTTACCATCCCCAAGATCTTTACAACGACATGCTCGAAATGAACATGGAAGAGTACGATCCTCATGGCGAAGTTCTCGCAGAGTCTGCTGTTTACGAAGTCTTCGAACGTCAGGTAGAAGACGTAGGAGACGGTTCGGGCGAATACATCTGGCCACGTCAACAAAGACCTGATGGCAAATGGTTTGGTTTTGATCAACGCATCCTTGCACAGAAGAAAGCTAAATACCTTGACCGTACACAGTTCAGAGCCCAATACTATAACGATCCTAATGACGCCGAATCAGCCCCGATTTCACGGGAACTATTTCAATACTATAACCGGGGGCTTGTATCTCACAGCAACGGGTCCGTCTCTTATAACACCCGTAGACTTAACGTATTCGCTGCAGTTGACTTCGCGGCGTCCGTCAGAGGTAAAGCTGACTTCTCATCCATTGTTGTTGTCGGAGTTGACGCCTATAACAACGTCTACATCCTAGACATCGAACGATTCAAGACTGACAAGATCAAAGAGTACTTCGACAAGATTCTATCCCTGCACCAACGGTGGGGCTTTAGAAAGATCAGAGCTGAAGTCACAGGCTTCCAATCGGTCATTGTTAAAGAGATCAAAGATAACTACATTCGTCAGTGGGGGCTTGCTCTTACCGTTGAGGAACATAGACCTAATAGACATATGGGTACCAAAGAAGAACGTATGTTCGCTTCCTTGAACCCCAAGTATGAGAATCATCAGATGTGGCACTACAAAGGCGGCAACTGTGAGATTCTCGAAGAAGAACTCGTTCTACAGAATCCAGCACATGATGACGTTAAGGACTGCCTTGCGTCTGTTCTTGGTATTATTGTAGCCCCAACATCAAGCCTCATGCAGTCAAGACCTAAAGCATGGGAAGGAAGAACAGGAGGCCGCTTCGGCGGTATCGCATAAATGGCATTTAAAGATTCATTTGCTGCTGCCCGTAAAGCTGGCAAGAAGACATTCTCATTTGAGGGCAAGTCTTACAACACTAAACTAGCTAGTACACCTGCTACCCCTAAGAAGGGTCCTGTACCGGCCACACGCCCTGCTGCAGCGAGTTCTACGTCTGGTGCTAGTAGATCTACCTCTGGGAAGACATCAGCTACTAGCGGTGCCTCTAGGAGCACTTCTGGCAAAGCCAGTACTACTTCGGGTGCATCTCGTAGTACCTCAGGTAAAACACCTGATACCAGTAAGGGTCCTAAGTCTCGCAGTGGTCAGCCCATGAAGGGGCCAATCGCTGAGATCACAGGGGCCATCAGTAAGTCCACCGCAGCATTTCGAGAGAACGCAAAGAAGACTGACGAGTCCCTCGGTAAACAGAAGAAGAAGTAACATATGGTCGGGAAGACACTTCTATTAGAAGACGTAATTGACAAGGATACCCTTGGGTCTTCCATCGCCAACATGTGGACTACTTGGAACCAAGGTCGTCAAGTCAAGATGGGTGAATGGCAAGAGCTACGTAGGTATCTCTACGCTACAGACACCAAGCATACATCCAACTCCAAACTCCCTTGGACTAACTCTACTACCCTCCCTAAGCTCACACAGATCAGAGATAACCTCTACGCCAACTACATTGCCACTATGTTTCCTAAAAGACGGTGGTTGAATTGGGAAGGTCAGTCTGCTGCTGATGAAGCCTCTGGTAAGGTAGATTCAATCAAAGACTACATGATGTGGGCAGCTAACCAACGTCAGTTCAAGGAAGAGATTAAAAAGCTAGTCCTCGACTACATTGACTTCGGTAATTGCTTTAGTACTGTAGAGTGGGTTGATGAGTCACAGGAGAATGATCGTACAGGTATCAAGGTAGGTTACATCGGGCCTAGGATCATTCGTATCCCTCCTCAAGACATCTGCATGAATCCTACTGCAGCTTCCTTTTCCAATGCCCCCAAGATCTACAAGACTCTCATGACAATCGGTGAAGCTAAGGATGTTCTAGAAAGGATGTCTACTACCGAGACTGACCGAGAGTTGGCATCTAAGGTATTCGACTACCTCCTAGAGGTACGTCATTCTGCATCGAACTTTGGTGAGACTGAGATTCAGGTAACTGATGTTGCTTACTCAGTCGACGGGTTCACTTCTTTCAAGCATTATCTGCAATCTGACTATGTAGAACTTCTTACATTTGTTGGAGACATATATGACAGAGAGAACAACGTCTTCCTCAAGAACCACCTTGTCGTCGTCATCGACCGACATAAGATCGCGATTAAGAAGCCGTATCCGTACCCTCTGGCAGAAGTGCCACTATACCACGCAGGGTGGCGTATACGTCAGGATAATCTCTGGGCTATGGGGCCTCTTGATAATCTTGTGGGTCTCCAGTATCGTCTGGATCACATTGAGAACATGAAGTCAGACATTCTCGATCTCGTTACTTACCCCGTCCTTAAGATCAAGGGCACTGGTGCAGTAGGAGATTTCGAATGGGGTCCTATGGAACGTATCTATACGGACGCTGATGGTGATGTCGAGATGATGGCACCTGATGTCAATGCTCTTAACATGAACATTGAGATTGCCCAAATCGAACAGCGTATGGAAGAGATGGCTGGTTCACCTAAGGAAGCTATGGGTTTCCGTACTCCCGGTGAAAAAACTGCTTATGAAGTCCAACGACTTGAGAATGCAGCCGCTCGTATCTTTCAGAACAAGATCAGTCAGTTTGAGGAACTCATCATTGAGCCTCTGTTGAATGCAATGCTTGTACTTGCTAAAGAGAATCTGACTGAGACTACTATCCGTGCAATTGACCAAGAGTATGGCGTAGTTGATTTTCAGAATATTACTCGTAGTGATCTGTCTGCCAATGGTCGTATCAAGCCAATTGCAGCTCGTCACTTTGCAGAGCAAGCAGAACTCATACAGAACCTCACCAGTTGGTCTCAGAGTCCTCTAGGTACTGACCCTACTGTACGTCAACACTTCTCGTCCTTGGCCCTTGCTAAGGTCATAGAAGAGGTACTCAACTTGCAGGACTATGACATCATGATTCCTTACGTAGGTATCTCTGAAGCCAGTGAGTCCCAGAAGCTGATGCAAGCTGCACAGGAGTCTCAGATGACAGAAGCTGTAGCACCTACGGGTCTTACACCTGATGACTACTCAGAGCCTACTGCTGACCCTAGTGCTTTCACCCCACCTCCTGAAGGGACACCACCTCAATGAAAACAGAGTGGCTAAGGGATAAGAAAGCATCTGATCAGGATGCAATTGAGTATGCACTCAAGAACAACCCCATTCTCCTGCAAGCCTTTAGTGATATCCTAGACCGGTATATCGCAGAAGAACAGAGAGCAACAGAATCACTCGTTCAGTACGAGAGTCCATCTTGGGCTTATCTACAGGCTGATCGAAACGGTGCCCTTCGAATCCTTAAGAGGATCAAGGGTCTATTTAACTAACATTGGAGACCACCCAATTGGATATTTTTGACGCTATTCCCGAAGATGACACCGTGACCATCGATGAATCCAAGGATTACGTTGCCGAGCTCGTCGGTGAAGGTAAGAAATTCAAAGACTATGCAGCACTTGCCAAGGGTAAGTATCAGGCTGACATGACTATTGAAGTTCTGAAAAAGAAAGCTGATGAACTCAAAGCAGAGCTGAACACTCGAACCTCTCTTGAATCCTTTCTAGACAAAATGAGGGATGGCAAAGAGCCGCCAGTCGTAACGCAGGTCCCACCAGACTTGAAGCCAGACCAGCTAGATGATGAAGCACTAGAAGCCCGGTTGAATGCCATCCTCGCTCAGCGTGAAGCTAGGCAGAAGCAGGAGACCAATGCAGATCGTGTCAAGCGAGTTCTCACTGAACAGCTAGGCGATCAAGTACAACTCACCCTCAATCATCGTTCCAAGGAACTCGGCGTATCGCTCGACGAATTGAAACGTATCGCCTCTAGCTCTCCTGCAGCCTTCTTCAAGTTGGTTGGTGTAGAAGAGACTCAAGGCACCCCTCAGTACCCCTCAGCGCCTCGTACAAGCGTAAACAGTCTTGGCACACCTACTAACACTGGTGTTAAGAACAAAGCTTACTACGACGCTATGAAGAAGACTAATCCGAAGGCTTACTTTGAGCCTAAGATTACATCTGAGATGATGCGTTCAATGGCAGAGTGCAATGCCCGTGGGATTCCTTGGGAGTAATTTACAATATAAGGTAATTTAAAATGTCTGGTATTATGACTACGACTGTAGACTTTCTGGTTCGTTCCCAGATCTGGTCTACCCGCCTCAAGGAAATCTTTGAGGAAGAACTATTCTTCATGAAGTATGTTGACATGCTGACGGACTTCCCGGATGGCAATCTGATCAACATCCCATCTATCGGTCAGATGGACACCTATGACTACGAAGAAGGTCAGGCAATCAAGTATACTGCAATCGACACTGGTAACTTCCAGTTCCGTATTACGGATTATGTCGCTTCGGGTACTTACATCACCGATAAGTTCAAGCAGGACTCGTTCTACACTGCTCAGCTTGAAGCTAAGATTCCAGTCAAGATGTCTCGTGCAATTGCAGAGCGTATGGAAATCGATGCCTTCGCTATCGGTAACGCTGGTCAGACTGCTGGCTCTCTGAATACGATCAACGGTGGTAACCATCGCTTCGTAGGCTCGGGTACAGGCGGTCGTATCGCCCCGCAGGACTTCGCTGCTGCCAAGTATGCCCTTCGCAAGGCATCCGTCCCCATGACGAACCTCGTGGCAATCATCGACCCTTCTGCTGAGTACACTCTTGAAACTCTTACCAACCTCGTGAACGTATCCAATAACCCACAGTGGGAAGGTATCGTACGAGACGGTATTTCGACTGGCATGAAGTTCCGTATGAACGTCTTCGGTTTTGACGTCTACGTATCGAACTGGCTGCCTAAGGGTGTTAACGAAACCATCAACGGTGTCTCGACTACCACTGGTGTTGCTAACTACTTCTTCTCTACTGCAGGGGATGCAAATCCTTTTGTTGGTGCTGTCCGTCAGCCTCCGAAGGTTGAAGGTGAACGTAACAAGGACTATCAGCGTGATGAACACGTTGTAACGGCACGTTGGGGCTACGGCTTCTATCGTCCTGAGTCGCTGGTTACTATCCTCACCAACGAAGCTGTGGTTTCGTAATAACACAGGGGGTCGCGAATGGCCCCCTTCCTTTGAAAGGAATTTAATATGCCTTGGACTAATGCTGATGGTCTATACCACACCTTTGCCGGTGAACGTCGCTCCTTTGATGGTGGCGAATACCCCGGTGCTGGCTCTGACCGCACTATCGAACTAGAGATTGACCTTGCTGGTGTCTCTACTTCTGCTGCTGCCCCTACCGTACTCGGTAAGCCGTATGTCATCCTCCCCCGTAACTCTCGTATCGATTCTGTTGAGGTAATCTCTGAAACTGCTGCCGTTGGTGGTACTTCGGTTAACTTCGGTACCATGCGATACAATGCTACAGAGTATGACTATGACGGTCTTGTGGCTGCTCTCCCGATTGCCAACATTAACGTATCCGGTGAGAAGAACGTTCTTACTGCAGGTGTTACCTATGCTGGTGCTCAGGTGGGCGTGACTACTGTCTATCCATCGAATATCGTGGTCTATAATGCGGGTACATTTACTGCTGGTCGGTTGATTCTCCGAATTAAGATCTACGTACCTTCGAAGGATGCAAATCCGGGTCAGGTATAATATCCGAAAACGGATAAACTCTTCGGGGAGTCGCGAATGGCTCCCCATTTTCTTTAAGGAGATAATATGCCTAAGCCACGTCATCAACAGATTGACATGAAGGGCCTTGAGGTCGTTGCGGATGAGTTTACAGGGAAGGCCACTATTACAGCCTTGGCCGCTGTAGCCAACCTCACCGGTACTGTAGGTACTGCAGATAATGCTATGACTGCTGTTCCAGCCGCTACTGCTGCTACAACTGATACAACTGCCGCATCCCTCACGTCTGTCAATGCTTCTATTACCGCACTAAACAACAACCTTGCTGATCTTCAGGCCAAGGTTAATGCAATCCTCACTGCTCTCAAGTAACGAACAGGACCCCCAATGGCCAAACTATCTCTCGGTAATGTAGCGAATCTATTGGGGAGTCCCACTGCTGCTGCCACAGTCGTTAATCAGAACTCTGATCTAATTGAACAGGCATTCGATAACACACTTAGTCGTGATGGAGCAACTCCCAATCAGATGCTCTCCGACTTTGATATGAACCATAATGACGTCCTGAACGTGGGCACGCTACAAGCAGACGATATTACAGTGGACGATGATAACCTCACCGGGTTCCTTGAGAGAGTCCTTGATGCTGTAGAGATTGCTGAAGCCGCTGCTGAGTTGGCTATGGATACTGCTGCTGCTGTAGTGAGTAATGTCCCGACAAAGGTTATTGCACAAGCTGCTGGTTACGCTCCCGGCATCTCTTATCTTCGTACTGCTGGTTTTAACACTGTTGGAGATTTGGGTGCAGGTCTCTACACTAGAGTAGCCTCTCCCCCGATACTTGGATTTCAAGACACAAATCTGCAATATTGGGAACTCAAAGCTGACGAGATACTCCCTGAACAAGCAGGTGTTGTCCCAAATGACAATTCTAAGGCTGCTGCCAACAAAGTTGCCCTACAGAAGGCGTTTGATACTGGATTGATTGTTGCTCCGACCAGTAAGACTATTTACTCAGATTGTGGACTAGTCCTTCACCAAGGTGGTATCCATGGCAAAGGAAAGGGTTCTACCAAGTTTATTACTGGGGATACTAGCTCTGCTAACTTCCTTACAGTGGATGGCAATGTGCCTGTTGAGCTATGTGGAGCATTCATCCAGTCTGTGAATGGCAAGACTCAGGGTGCTGGTATCCAACTCACTTGTGCAGGTGGTGAAAATCCTTACTCGACTCTTCGTGGTCTTTGGATCACAGGGTTCCCAACGGGTTTCCATGGCTATCGAGCACTTGCCTACACCCTAGATGATATAGTTATTACAGACTACGATATTGCAACAATCATCGAGAATGAAAACCACCCAGACGGTGGTGACAGTTGCATTACCAATAGCCGTTTTATTACTAGCCGCCCAACTGGAAACCGTATCGGTATCCTACAATACAATTCCGGTGGTTTGAAAGTCAATAACCTAAAAATCAATGGTGGTAACATCGGCTATCAAATGTCTGCCAAGGGCAGCGTTGCTATGCCAACTCAGTCTACATCTATCTTGCTTATGACAAACTGTTCTTTCGAAGGACAGGACCTTGCAAACATTAAGATGGACCGTGACCCTAGCGCAAACGGAAGTATTCGATTCTTCCATGTATCGCTGGTAAACAACCAATTGAATATGGCTTCTTCCATTCTTCAAGGCAGCAACATTAAGATTGGGGCTAATCTTAATCTTCAGTGTGTTAATATCTCGGACAACCTTCTTCAGGTTGGCCAACATGCCAGTTCCTCAGGTATGGATATTGAAACTGCTATTTACGCAACCATCTCTAACAATAGTATGTTTGCAGCCTCTGGAACTCATACAGGTATTGCTCTCGGTGCTGGTGTCTACGGCAAGCTTGATTCGAATACATATGGCTCGGGTATTAGCCCAACCTACAGTGCAGTTACCCCGGGTAATATTACACTTGTTGGTGGCGGTTAACAGAAGGAAAATAAATGAGACAGACTCTTACAACAGCCCTCGAACTCATGTTTGGTCATGAGGGAGGCTATTCTAATGTTAAGACAGACTCTGGTGGTCCTACTAAATATGGGATCACTCACAAAGTACTAGCTGCTCACCGTGGTAAAGCCAGTGTCACTGCTGCTGAAGTTAAAGCACTCACTCTTGCTGAGGCTACTGCAATCTACGTTAAATCCTACTGGACTCAGGCGGGGGGTGATGTGCTCCCTGTCGGTCTAGATTATGCAGTCTTCGACTACGGTGTTAACTCTGGTCCATCACAGGCTATCAAATCTCTGCAGCGTGTTGTAGGTTCTGAAATTGATGGTCACATTGGTGAGATTACTCTTCAGAAGGTCCGAGAGTACCCCGGTGGTATCAAGAAACTCATCACTGATTACTGTAATGAGCGGATGCGATTCCTCAAGACTCTCGGGGGCTCTCAAGGTTTCTCTGCTAATGGGCGTGGGTGGACAATCCGTGTCACTGGTAAGGACCCCAAGGGCGTCTACAAGAGCCAGCTAGGTGTTCTGGGCAATGCCCTACGGATGGTCATGGATACTCCTGTAGTGGCTACTGTGGCTGTTGTAGAGGGTGGTGATGCTAAAGCCCCTCGTGAGAATATCAGTGTCACTAGTATTCTTGCAAAGCCTGAGGCTATCGGTCTTGCAGGTACAGCAGTCGCAAGTGTCACAGCAGCAGCATCTGGTTCAGTCGCTATTCAGTATGCCTTGGCTGCAGTCATTGTCCTTGGTGCCGTAGGTGCCCTTATTTACTTTGTAAAAAGGATTAGACAGGGATGATCTTCCTTACAGCACTTTGGAGTAAGTTCTATGGATATATTGTTGCAGTTGGGGCTTCACTGGCGTTGGTTGCTGGTATCTACCTTAAGGGTAAATCAGACCAGCGTGCTAGTGCATCCGCTGCCGAAAATAAAGTAAGACTAGAAAACATCAAGAAAGCAAAGGAGATTGGCAATGATGTGTCTAAGATGGATGATGCCAGTCTTGATGCTGAGCTTAATAAGTGGATGCGCGACTAGTTCTGGAAACTATTGTGACCTAGGTCGATCAATTAATCCCTCTCGCTCTGATGTCCTAACAAAAGGAACTAAAGAACAGATCGTAGAGAATAACAAAATTTATGCGAGTATATGTAAATGACTACTATTGTCTCCTCGGGTATCCAAGATTGGATAAAGCAATTTGGTGTTAATGCTAACACTATTCTTCTGATCATAGCTATTGGTGGTGGTGGGTACTACTGGGCCGTAAGGGATCAGGCATCTGCGACTGCTACTGCTAGGGTTGAAGCCCGCGTAGACAGACTATCCGATAAGGTCGATGTGAATAATACCTCTTCCCTCAAACGATGGGAAGAACATCAGGATCTCCACAAAGACAGAAATGTCGCCATATCTGGGGAAGCTGCTCGAACAAATGAACGATTAAATGGACTTGAAAGTGCTCAGCGCAAGGTTGATGAACTAGGTTACAAGCAAGCTGCTACAGATACTAATGTCTCTAACATTCAGCAGGCCCTCAAGGAAGTTCAGACTACTGTAAATAGTCAGTCCACTAGCCTTCAGGTCATTCAGGAACTCTTGAAAAGGATCGAAGCTAAGGTGACTAAATGAGGGAGGTAACATGCGTTACACACTAATTGAACTTACTCAGCGTATTCTAGAAGCTCTCGATGGGGATGAAGTCAATTCCTTTGCAGATACTGCAGAAAGTCTTGCGGTAGCCAATATTATTAAAGAATGCTATTACGAGATCATCACTGAGCTAGAACCTAAGGAATCCGAGGGTCTATTCCACCTAGATGCATCAACTGACAATACCAAGCCATGTGTCATGTATCTTCCTGCAACTGTATCAAATATCAAACACCTTAAGTACAACGTAGGTGACACTGTTACAGATACAAACTTCCGTGACCTAGATTATATGCCTGTGACTCAGTTCTTCGATTACATGAATGGACTTGACAGTTACGGTGAAAACTGGGTTGACACTCAGGTAGTCACAATGGCAGGTGGTGACTTCAATATCAAATACAGAAATGACAATCATCCTAGTTATTGGACTAGCCCTGATGATCACACTATTATTTTTGATTCCTACGATTCTTCTGTAGAGACTACACTTACCTCTGCTAGAACCTATGGTATTGGTGCTTTGGTTCCTACATTCGTTATGAGTGATACCTATGTACCTCAAATTGATGCTCGTCAGTTTCAGTTGCTTTTGAATGCCGCTAAGGCTCAGGCATTCGTAGAGATCAAGCAGACTGCCAATGAGAAGGCTGAACGTAAAGAACGTAAGCATCGCATCCTTGGGTACAAGACTCAAGACAATACAGACAATCGCACTCCTCTGGAGAAGCGACGTAACAGTAGAAAAGGATATGGCCGTTGAATATCGAACAATATGTAGAAAGTTCTGAGGGTCTCCGAGTAGTGGACATGGGTAATTCCAAGTTCAAGATTGTGATGGAACGAGAGGGGTCTGGCCTTTGGCATATCGAAGTAGATTCCGGTATTGTCCCTGTAGCCCTTCGAGGTAGATTTACAGGACATCGACAGGCATTCATTGCCATTAAGAATTATGTAGATCAGGCACCTAATCGTCAGATCAACTACAAGAAACCAAAGGTCACAGAGGACTAATCAATGCCAAGAGCTGCTAGTGTCACTGTAGAGAATAACTTTTCGAAGGGACTCATCACCGAAGTAACAGGTGTCAATAGTCCAGAGAACAGCGTCACTAGTTCCTCGAATGTTGTCTATGACCGCAGAGGCAAGGCTCTAAGTCGAAAGTCGTTCTCCTACGAAGTTGATGCTGTTCCCAAGTCACTCCCCTCTGATGGGGTTCGTAATGAGTTTCTTTGGGAGACAGTCTCGGAGAATGACTCTAAAGATTTTGTAGTAGTCCAATTTGGTAATGCCCTCAGTTTCTTTGAAGCTAATTCTGGTACATCACTATCTTCTGCACTGCTGGTTTCATCTGTTGATCTTCTGGCATATAAAATTACACCCTTCACTAACGCAGATGTAAAAGCAAATCTTTGTAGCTTCTCTTCGGGCAAGGGCTACCTCTTTGTTGCTCACCCTTGTTGCCAGACTATTTATATTGAATATGATTCTGTGACCAATGCAATGGTAGTTCATACTATTGACATTACCATTCGAGATTTCGAGACACTGGATGATGGTCTGCAGGTTGATGAGCGTCCCGTTACCTTATCAGTAGTCCACAATTACAACCTCTTTAATCAAGGTTGGTACCCTACAGTCTTTACTCCGACTACTCCAACTAATGCGATGGTGTACTGGTTTAACGAACTGGGGTTTTACCCGAGTAACGTAGACTTCTGGTGGTTCTATACCCTTACTGATACTGAGGGTGACACCGTCGGCGCAGATAAGTTTGATCCAGATGGCACATACCTCTCTAGGAATGGTTATCTAGGTAATACTCCTGCTGCTCGTGGTCACTACATCCTAAATGCATTCAGTACTAACAGGGCTGCACTCAGTGGCATCGTAGGTGTCCCAGAGACGACCTCTGGTGGCTTTCAGCCTTCTGTGGTATCATTCTTCGCTGGACGAGCTTTCTACGCTGGTGTAGGCTCTACGGGCTATTCTAACACCATCTACTTTACACAGATCATTGAAGATGATAGTCAGCTAGGTAAATGCTACCAAGCGAATGACCCTACAGCTAAAGATAGTTTTGATCTGTTGCCATCTGATGGTGGTACAATTAAGATCCAAGACATCAACACTGTCCTTGATATGAGAGTAATTGGACAGTCTTTGTTCGTGTTTGCTACTAATGGTGTCTGGTCTATCTCTGGTTCTGATAATGCATCTTTCAGGGCAACTGATTATACTGTCTCTAAGATCTCAAGTTTCCCTGCTCTGTCAAAGACTAGTATTGTTGACATCGGTGGGCTACCTGTTTGGTGGAACTACGAAGGTATCTTTGCTTTGAAGAAGTCTGAAGTTGGTCTAACATCAGAAGTCAGTAATCTTACTCAGACGAGTATCCAGTCTTTCTATGATGCAATTCCACAGTACTCTAAAACTACGGCTAAGGGTGTTTTTAATGACCAGCTAGGTCTTGTTTACTGGATCTACAATATCATGCCAGAAGATGGTGTCTCCAAGTACACTAACATACTTGTTCTTGATGCTGTTACCGGAACCTTCTATCCTCTGAGCATACCAAATACATCCATTCAAATCTCTGGTGTTGTCGCTGTAAGAAACAATGGACCCAAGGTATTTAAGTTCTTGGCTGTTGACGGGGTTTCAATGTCATGGGCTGAGATGATTGGGACTAATTATCTTGACTGGGGCACAGTTCCTTACGAACAGTTTTTCATTACTGGATACCGTATTCGTGGGGATATTCTTAAGAACTTCCAAACTAACTATTTGTCTATTGTGACAGAGGAAGTTGCTGATGGGTCTTGTTATGTGCAGGGTCTTTGGGATTATACCTTCGATGAACAGTCTGCTAGGTTCTCTAATCCTCAGCAAGTGTACAGACACGGGGTCTACAGGAACTACCAAAGGTCTCGACTGAAGATGCGTGGCACTGGCTATAGTCTTCAATTCAAATTCTTTGGTGAATCTGGTAAACCTTTCTCTATTGTAGGCTGGTCCGGATTTGAAACAGCTAATGGACTGCCATGACCCTGAGACTTGCAACTGAACAAGACTGGCCAGAAGTCTTCCGTATGGCCCGTAGCTTCTATGAGGCTTCCCCATACAATGTACTTGACTTCAGTGAGGTCAGTTGCAGAGGAATCTTCGATAAATACCTGCAGGGGGACAAGACTGATTTAATCATCATCCTCGCTGCCGCAGAGAGCCCCTACGGCATGATCCTAGGTCACGCTAGTCCTACACCCTTCTCTACCCGTAAGGTAGCCTCTGAGCTAGCTTGGTGGGTTGATGAGAGTTATCGTAGTACAAGGGACTCTCTGCTCCTATTTAAAGCCTATGAAGACTGGGCTGTTAGGATTGGTGCAACTATCGTACAAATGGCTATGCTAAATGATTCAACAGATCTTCATAAATTTTATACTAAAAATGGTTATAGACCTGCAGAGTGCAGCTACATTAAGGAGTTATAATGGCAATATTTAGTGCTATCGCTGCTGCTCTCGCAGGTACTGCAGCTACGGGTACAGCCGCCGCTGGGGCTGGCGCAGTTGCAACTGGTGCTGCTACTGGTGTCGGGGGTATCGCTGGTGCAGTTGGTACTGCAGCTACCATTGCTGGTGGTGTCATGCAATATTCTGGACAGAAGGAAGCTGCTGCTGGTGCCGAGAGGGCAGAACGACTACGAGAGGCTCAGTCAGAAATGGAAGGCAATAGGCAGAGACGACAGATTGTACGTCAGGCTGTCCTTGCTCGAAGTGAAGCTTTGACTAATGCCAACAGTCAGGGTGCTTCTGCAGGCTCAGGTCTACAGGGTGGCGTCGGACAGATCCAAGGTCAAGCTGGTGGTGCCCTCGTCGGTTCTGCCCAGAATCAAGAGCTTGGCAGAGGGATGTTTGCTGCCAATCGTCAGATCGCTGCTGGGCAGACTACAGCATCTACTGGTGGGGGTGTATCCTCGCTTGGTGGTGCTCTCGTAAAGAATCAAGAAGCTATTGGCCGTCTCGGTGCATATGCATTTGGTTAATCAACGTTAAGGAAATAAAATGGTAGGTCTAATCCTAGAACCCGCAGAGAACGAAGGTCCTGTAGTAAACAGCCAAGCTGTCTCAGGTATGACTCTCTTCCCTGAAGCTCCAACCACTACCTATAGCCCTGAGTACGCTCAGGAGAAGGCTGATAAGTTGGCTCTGGTTCTAGGAGATGCCTCTCCGGGGACTGATACATTGACTGCAGATATCTCTGGTGGGTATCAACAGAAATGGGATCAACTCATCAAGTCCCGAGAAGACACCAATGTTTTGGCTCAGCGCAATGAGATCATCAGAGGTATTGCCTCTAGTCGTGACCCTGCTCAGCCAGTTAATATGGATGACTTGGCGCTTGTAGAGAACCTGTCTAAGGATGAACTTTACTCTGCTAACATCGATACCATCCTTGAAAAGAAGTATGCAGACCTCTATACCAATATCCTGACTGCACAGGAAGACAATCATGTTCTGCATGATGCAATGTCTGAAGACCCAGAAGGTACAATGGATGTACTGGATCGAGCTCAGGCTCCCATGCAGCGTAGTCAGATTGCACAGGATATCCTAGAGTCCACCAAGACGAAGTACGATGATACCTCTTGGGGTTCTTGGGGTGTTGACATGGCTAAGTCTATGATCCCCGGGTATACTACTCTTAAGGGTCGTGAGCGTATTGAAACTCCTACAGCTTCTCTGTTGGCTGGTTCAAATCGTGAAGAACAGATTAGTCAGCTTTATTCACTACCACCAGAAGAATTTAAGTCTACCCTTAACAAGATAATTGATGACCTAGGTGGAGACAATATGGTAGAGGCTATGACCTTTGCCAGTGACGTTGCCTCATACAGCTCCAATGACAAGGCTTGGGGTAACTTCGGTACTGTAGCTGATGTCGCTAGTGCCGTGCCTCTGGGTGGGGCTGTGAAGGTCGCTAAGGGTATGTCTATCGTAGGGAAACAGATTGTAACCAATCCCCGCAACATTGGACAGATCGCTGCGGCTGCTGGACTAAATAAGGTCTCTGCAATTGCTAACGTCTCTAAGAACATCATGTCTGGTGACTTCACTGGTCTAACTACTCTGAAGCGTATTGATGAAGTAGCTGATAGACTGCCTAGTCTCTTTGCACCTAAGCAGTTCCTGACCAATGGCTCTAAGTTCCTCAATGCTGAAGCTCAGGCTAGGCTAGAGGTTGCCATTACAGATGGTGCTGATGACGTACTGAAGGTCCTACAGGAGGGTTCTCTCACTGACCGACTAGAGCCCACTCAAGTAGCTAAGGCTGCTACAGAGGCTTATGAGCGTGTCACAGATATGTTCCCAAGCAATGCACACAAGATTATTGATTACACTGTGATCCCTGCGGAAGCTGATCGTATCACTAACACACCTATGATGTCTGTTCGGTTTGGTCGTCAGGATGGTCAGCTCTTTAAGTATGAAGCAACTGCCAAGAACTATGCAGATAAATACATTGGACTGAAGACTGATGACTATGCTGTTAAACAGGACCAGCTTGGGGGCTACTACATTGAAGTCCAGAAGCCAATCACTGACACTGGTAACTTCCGTAGTCTTGAAGTAGACACTACTATTGCTTCTCCTGATACATTCAACAACAAGTTTGCTCGGTCTCTCCGTAGTCCAGATTACCTGTTGTCTCAATCGAATGTCAAGAGCCGTGGTCAGGTAGTTGGTACGACAGAGTACTTGGCTCATATTGTCGATGATGTAACTAAGCCATTCCGTGGTAAATCTTCTGAGTGGTACAAAGAGATGGACACTATGTTCCGTCAGACCCGTGTACAGAAGAAGAACTTCACTAGCGCCTCTGAGTTTGAGACTGCGTTCCATCAGAAGTTTAGCAAGGTTCCTTCAGAGGATCAGTACGAAGCTTACTTCCGTTATGTGCAGATGGGTGATCTTGACTACATCGTTCGTGATGCTGATAAAGTAAAGCGTATGACAGCCAAGGGTCTTGAGAACTTCGATATGAAGGTACTCAACAAAGAGACTCAGACTAATGAAGTCCAGAGCATTACTGGTAAGGTAGTTGATCGACTGCCATTGGATCAGAAAGAGCCCTTCCGTGTCAAGGTCATCCAGAATGGTGAAGAGAAGTTCAACTTCCCTAACCTTATGGCTAAGTGGCAGGATCGTAGGGAACTTGTAGAGAAGCTGCTGGCAGATGGTTATAAGATCATCCAACATGCAGATAGTCCAACCTACACTCTGACTAAAGACTTCAAACGGAATAGTATCAAGATGAAGACTCTCGGTCATATCGAGGGTGGTCACTTGGAACAGAAGTATGACTTCTTCATTCGACAGGGGCAGGTAGAAGACCTAGAGGGTGCTAAGGTACTTAAGGGTGATACCAATCTTGCTTCTGTTCCTACTGAAGCTCAGGCCCGTGAAATTGCCAAGCTGATGGACGAAGCTCGTATCAAGGTTAAGAACAAAGATCCGGGTGCTGCCAAGTGGATCGATGAGAATATGCCATTCTCGTATGATGAGTTCATCAAGAAGGTCAAGCTCAAGCAGATCGATCTGGATACTCCTATTGTCTTTACTGCAAAGGGTCAACGATCTTCTGAGGTAATGAAATATGAGTCCATCTACGGCAAGGACTTCTACGACTACCAGAGTTCTGAACGGAACTTGTTGCAGGATACCTCTGCTAAGTTTACTCAGGAACGAAGTGACTCTCTCTTGGATGTCTATACGACTGACAAGAGTTCTGTCTTCAAGCAGGAATGGGAGTCTGTCCTAAGTCCTATGGATGCACTAGCCTCTGCTACTCGCAACATGATCAATGTCCGAGTGATGGAAGACTATGCAATCAAATCCACTAATGACTGGATACAAGAGTTTGGTCACTTGCTGGATGTTCATCCTGAAACTCTGAGAGCCAACCCAAGGTACTACATCAATAACCCTCCTTACAAATCAGGAATCGGTATTGATAAGGCTGAGGCAGCTCGTGTGTCTATGACCTCTCTGTTTGGCCAGATCGATGCTCTGGATGCTGGTCGTAACGTACTCAAGGATAAGGTCCTTAACAAGATCTTTGATAAGAGTGGTGAGTCAGCTCGTAGCTTTGTCGACAACAACTGGGCAACTGCTAATGACGTTCAGACGTTCATTCGTAAGACTACCTCTGATCTTAAGCTTGGCTTCTGGAATGTGAAGCAATTGTTTCTCCAGAGCTCTGCCATCGCTTCTACTGTTGCGATCAGTCCTCGTTCGGGTCTGGCAGGTGGTAGGGCATGGGTTCCAACTTGGTTGGCACTTCACTCTGGTAGTGATGATGTTGTCCGTGGACTTTACAATAAGTTTGGTAAGGTCATGGGTTGGGAAAAGAACAACTGGATGAACATGGTGAAGACCATGAAGCAGTCTGGGTTTGCCAACGTAGGTGGTGACTTGAGCTACTTGGATAATATGTCCTTGAAGTCCCCCGGTCAACAGTTTGCTGGTAAGATCAAGGAGAGTCCAATTGGTCAGGCTGTAGGGACTCACAGAGAGTTTTTCAAGCAGGGTGAACTTAATGCTCGTGTAGTTGCATGGGCTACTGCCTACGATGAGTGGACTAAGCTTAATCCCGGTAAGATCCCTGATCGGTTTGGTGAGGGTGCTATCTTGGCAAGAGCTAAGACCTTTACCCAGAACATGACACGAGACTCCAATAGCCAATGGCAAAAGGGGTGGGCATCAGTTGCTACTCAGTTCATGAGCTACCATATGCGGGTTGCAGAGCAGCTCTGGGATGGTGGTCTTGGTTCAGGTAAAAAACTTACTCAGGCTGAGAAGATCCGCTTCCTTGGTACCATGTCGGCTCTCTATGGCGCTGGTAACGCTGTCTCTGCTGCATTGCCAGTGTTCCCTGTAAAGGACATGGTTCGGGACTGGTTGGCTGAGGCTGGTATCGATCTTGCTGAGTACCCTATTGCAGATGCTGTAATGGATGGTCTGATTGCTCAGGGTGTTGAATCCATGACTGGTGCAGAGGTAGACTTCTCGGGCTATGGTCCTAGTGGTATGCCAACTCTGTACGATCTCATGAATGAAGACAAAACTTGGGCTGAGACTATGATGGGTGCTGGTGCTGGTGTGATAGGAGACCTT